TGATCACCTGCATGAACGGCTCCGTCGCAAAATAGCCGACCCATCTGCTCAACCTGCCGAGCTTTGTAGATGTTTGTGCCGCCAAAATTAAGAAAAGCCCCAGGGGTAGTAGCACTAGGAATATCTGTGGGACCAGAGATAATTTGAACATTGTGTCCTGCCTTTTTAAGTAGATCAGGTACATGAGTCTTCCATTGACCCGTATACCTTGTCTCGACAGATTCTAAATCAACGAGAAAAATTGTCATTGTTTTGGCCTCTAGGCTTATAATCCTTGCGGTAGTTTTTACGATCGCCCTGATAAGGAGGACGAGAAAAATACCTGTATTCCTGTGACCTATACAAGTCTGAAGGGTTATAAGGAAGGAGGTTAAATCTGCAATGATCTAACCAAGCATCGAGATCATCAAAGATCTTTTCAACTTCGGGTTTCATACGAAGAGTTTTCTGAATGTAGGCAGGTTGTGCCATAATGTTTTACCTTTGTGTAGTATTAAAGGGTTGAGGAAATTTAATGAAGCAGCCATTCTCGCCGTCTTCACTTACGTCAATCCAGATCTCACGACCTGGATATCTTGCCGAAATGGTTCCATGAAGATCACGGCTTATCATTTCACAGGATTTGTGGTTAAGTTCGAGTGTACCATCTGCATAGCAGTGCTCTAACCAACGCTTAAACTGAATAAACTCAATATCACGATCATCGTGAAATACTTGAATATAGATTTTAAAATGGAAAATGTGACGGTGCGGAGTACCGAGGAAACTAACATCGTACATGTTGCCTGTGGCAAGTTTGGGGTCTGTAGCCGCAGCCGGATACATATGAACACCCTCCTTACGAAAGGTGACCCAAATCATATTAAGTTCTTGATTCATTACTGTGCTTTAACCTTTGTGGTTTTTTTAGCGGGTGCCGATTTTTCAGGAAGATTATCTTTCATCATATTATAGATTTCCCATAACTTCCAGTCAATGCTTTCGAGCAATTTAAATAATTTTTCTTCTGAACTTTGTTGATTTGCTTGTTTTGTAACTTTAGAGTTAATCATTTTATTACCTTGTCGTTTTTATATTGTGCCCAGTCTGTAAACTTACTACGATCCATTAGTGTGTGTAGACTGTGGGACCATACACCGGGATTAGTTGCCTTAAAATCTTTGTCGTCAATCTTTAACATAGTGTTATAGTTCCAAAGACGAATGTAAGGAATAGGTACACGAATTTGTGGAATAAAATTATCACGCTCGCAAAGCCCGCCTTCGTGGAATTCTTCTACTTGGTGAATTGGAATATCCAATGAACACAGGTATTCTTTATCAAGGAAGAACATAATCATTTCTTCCCAGACTTTGTGTTCTTCGTAAGTTTGTGGATTATAACTATGATTTGCGCCAAAGAAAATATGCTCGCAACCTTGCAAGTTTAGTGCAATATGCTCGCTAGATTGAACTCCTGTAACAAACAATGTTTTCATGCCGTATGCAGGAGTGTGCTCAACTTCAGTACCAGTAAAGAAAATTACATCTTCACTAATACCTGTATCGTAATCACGCTTCATTTTTCTTCTTACGTTTAGTTTTAGTAGTATTAACTTTAACAGAATTCTCGTACTCTGTCAAGGCTTTTTGGACATCTCTGAGTAATGCCTCATCGTCCCATTCTAAAACAGTTTTACCGTCTGGAAATGTAGTAACAGTTAAATGACTGCCTTTTACCACAGTGGGATCATTTGGAAATGTTAATCTAGCACTGCCAATAGTACCGGGCATTTCCATAGACTCTGATATTTCGGCAGACATAATAATGTCTGTTTTCTTTTTACCTGTTGCCATATTATTCCTTAAAATAACTTTCCATTATGTCCAACTTGTCTTGATATTCAGCAATCAATGCTACTTCTTTTTCAATAGCATCCATTAAGTCAGTATGGTCATGTAGTGCCATGGGATTGCTCAACATAATGTCTACATTCATTTTGTGCTTGAAAATGTGTGCTTTAAAATGGTGTTTTAATACGCTAATAATTTCTTGTCTCATTCTATATCTCCTAATGTGCCTTCTTCAAGTTTTCGTAGTTCGTCGTCATCTGGGTTAGCAAGATCAATTTCTTCAACCTTAGTAACTTCTTCAATTTCGAACAAGTTATTAAACTTGTTTTGAGCAGGACCGCCTTGTAGTCGAGCACCTTCTAAACTACGCAGGAATGGACCAGCTTGTTCGATCATTGCAAATGCATCTGCTTTAGTAGCAGTATTAAATAAGTCTTCAACAAAGCTGTTGAAGTATAAGATATTACGGGGAACCCAATCACTAAACTCATCGCTCATATCCTGTCCCTTGACTTTCTTCCATTGCTTCCAAGTCAGCTTGTCTTTAGATTTAGCAATCTCAATGTCCATTAATTGTTGAGCACGTTGAACAGCAACAATATGACATTCGACATTATGTCCCATCATCAATGCATAGGCAAAGCTATCCCAACTTGTTCTATTTGGAATCTTACCTAATTTGTTAAGTCTAGGTACAACATGGTAGTGTTCTGGTTCTAAATGGTTAAATTCAATTTTTCCACCACGTGGACCAAAACCTAATTCTTCGTCTGTTTTACGAACGCCTAAATCGTAGTAGGCAATGTCAGCCATTGTTAGTCTGCGACCGATTGACGATTCGAAAGGGAACGGGATATCTGATCCTGATAGTGCTTTGTTATCTGGTGCCTTGTCCATAATAACACTCCACCTTTTTGGCGTGTGGACTGCGTTTGTGTAGACAAGTCCGTGCGCTGTTGCAATGAACGGTGAGGCGCAGTCAAAAGATATGGTAATTTCTTCATTGATGTGTTTCCTGATTTGTCTTTGAATTAAAGTTAAGTAGCAACTCCAGTCAAGTTGCGCTGTACCCAAGAAGTGGATCCAGTTTTTGCCCTTCAGCAAACCATCTTCTCTAAGTGTCATTAAACGCTTGAGAGTAATATCCATCTTGCACATGTTAGCACCACCAAAGGCCCAACCTTCTGCTTCACGCCCTGCATACTTACCTGCCGGGTCGCTAAATTCTTTTACACCTGCATACCACTTTTCAGCAGTGTCCCAATCACTACCTTGCAGAACGTTGAGCCATTTAGTTTGACCCATTCTGTTCATCAAAAAGTAATCGTTATTGTATCGAGTCTTATCTAAGCAGTCATCAAATGTCTTTAGTCCAGTTTTAGGACTGTGAATGTGATCACATGCCCATGTTGGAACGTCTAGCATCATTGACCAATCGGCTGTGACTTCGAGCCACTCGAGAATCTTCTGACGAGTCTTAGTAGCTTCCTTGCCTTCAAAGTCTAACCAGTCAAACTTAAGAACACCCTTACCAATCTGGTATCCACCTGAGTCGCCTAAGATCATAGTGTTATTACGATCACGCTGTTGAATCATGGACTCTTGTTCTAAACTCTTAGTAAGATCTAATTGTGCATGACCCGCAGAGTACAGACCGTATTTGTAAGTAAAGTATCCTTGTTCAGGATTTAAAAAGTTCATACCTTCGATACCACGATCAAAACCTGCAGGAATACGATCTGTTGGTACGAATTCACCTAGTCGTTGTTTAGCAACATAGGTACTGTAGAAACTACTAATTGCAGGCAAATAGACTGCATAGTCTTTCTGTAATGGTGTTAGGTTAACTTGTTGTTTCGTCATGTTCTTTACTTAATATTATTGTAGCATCTAGTTGTATCTTGGCTTTCTTTAAATTACCCAAGGCAATGTTAATAGCAGGGTGTTCTTTAGCCAATACTTCGAGCTGCAATTCTTCGTCACGCTTTTTTCGTGCCCAGTCAAGTAATGCTTCTGCCTCACTAGTTAATGCTACATTGGCAAAGTTTGAAGATACTTCTTTCCAAACTTGCCCGTCGTATACTTCTATGGTATTGATATTTGTATTATAGCGCAACATTCCCGCAGATTGCCCACCGGAAGGAATGTACGGATTCATTGGACTACCTCCTTGTACCTGGAGATATCGACCTGAATGAGCTATTCCTTTTATCATGTCTGTGCAGGAATGATATACTTGTAAGTAGCTAAACCGCTGTCAAGTGTAATCTGTAGAGCACCTTCGTTGCTTAAACTCATCATAGTATTATTAACATCTGATGCTTTAAGAATTGCAAGTACGGGAGCAACAGGCCAAGTCCATCCTTTATTTAGGTTGCCGGTGACACCTGTAGCAAAAATAAATTCACCACCGTGGCTTGCTTGATCACCAAAAGTAAACTTCAACTTGTCACCATCTGTCTTAGCCAAGAAAGTTGTGTGCTCATTGTTAGCGGCTGCTTGAAACGCAAATCTTTGCACACTAGCTAAACTTGGAGCAACTTCAACATCCCACTTAACACCACGGAACTTAACAGTCTTTAACTTTTCGTTAATGATTTCAGTGTTCATAAAGCGGTAGTCATTCTTAAAGTCGCCCCCTTTGTTTTCAAAGTGTAGGCCTGTTGGAATTTCTTCACCGTTGCGATCTTGTTTAACAACTTCAATCTTTGCATCTTCTTTGTATTCTGGGCAATCTAGCAAATACTTTAATTTGTTCATTTGCGGCATACCAAAAACGCCAGTCATGTCTGCTTGCGGGCTAGCAGTTTCACCATACATAATAACTGTACGGTCATCGGCCATACTGTCGATAGTGGTCTTTTTATCGTCGCCTGTAATTTTAACGATGTTTAAGAAGCCCAGGCTATGTGTGTGGCTTACGATGTCTTGTAGAATGTCTTTCATATTAATTCCTTTTGTTTAGTTTATTTAGATTTGCGAGTAAAGTCAATGATTATTTTCAATCAAAGGAAAATAATTTGCCAAAGGTATTGTCTTGGGTAGTTGATTCTAAATCCCAATCCAGCACACCGATGAGGTTGTCCAGTTTGTTGTTAATGATAGCAGTTTCCATTTCGCTGTGATCGAATGGCAGGTCTTGGAACCATTTAGGTAATCGCATCTCATCGACCGGATAAGCAATGGATGTGTAGCCTAATGGATTGTCTTTAACTTTACAAACAATGACCTTCATGCCGTCAACAATGCCCATTGAGTATTTGTCACCGTTCATGCGTTTTAGCGTATTCCAGTTAATAGCAGCACGGACATGCCCTGGCATATTAGCCTTGCCTTGTTTAGCTTCCTTGGCTTGATACTCTGTGATGTTGTTAGCTCGTTTGGGACTACCCTTCTCCCAACCTGGACGGGCTTTGAACTCAGTCCGGAACGCACTGATCATTTCTAGAATTTCTTGTTCCTCTGCACCATTCAGTACTCGAGTAAGAACTTCTTCTAAGAACTTTTGCATAAATTCGGGAGTATCACTACGCTTAAGATCTAGACCCATAGCTTTGATCTTACCTGGCTTACCGTCAGTGTCCTGTCTCTTACCATCTTTGTCGTAATACAATACTGCATAACGTTTCTTGGTAATGAACAGGCCTTTAACAGCAACAATTTCTCGCCCACCTTTGATAACCTCACCGCGTGTCTTTGGGCAATGAAATGCATCCAACATGAACTGCGGGAATGTTGCATTTACGTTTTCGGCAATCTGATCATACAACTGAATAACAACATCTCTATCCCAAGGGATTAGCTTTTTGTTAATATCAGTCTTTAGCGTATTATAAGCTGAGAAGTAGCAACTGTCAGTATCACCGTAGATAATACTCTTACCTACGTGATCAAACTCACCGGTAATCATTTCATTGACTTTGCCTGCCATATGCTTGGCAATCTGCCTGCCAACAAGTGTAGTGGACTGCCCAATACGCTTATCAAAGAATCTGCAACCAGGATTCAAAATAGCACCATACAAACTATTCAAGTTAATCTTCTTGACCAACTGTCGCTTGTCCCAATACTCTTCTTCGATCTTGTTACCTGCTTCGATAGCTGCCTTGAGCTTCTTCTGCATATCTTTACGTTCAGCATACCATCGCTTTAACAGTCCAGGAATAATGCCTTCATGTTCATAGGTAAAGATAGTGCCGTTGGCGCTTAACATCCAAGGTTGATTACTGTCAAAGATTAACTTATATGCTTCAGCTGCACTCATAATATCACTTTGATCGTTTTCCCAATCAACTGTAATTTCAAATGCACGGTCCTGTTGCATAACTGCTTCATACTCTAGGCTACCAAACATACCTTCCCAAGCCGCCGCAAATGATTTTTTATGAACCATCATTTGTTCATCGATATGTTGATCTGTCCTGTCCTGACGTAACTGACCGATGATAGTTTCTGGACCCATGTTGAGCGCACGAATAGCTGACGGATACAATGAGTTAATGTCAATAGATCCGATCCAGTCGTGGATACCTTTCTTGGGATATGCAACATAAGCACCTGCTGCCTGATTATTTGCGTCCTCGTCACGTTTGGCACGATTGGGCACAATGAGACCACGGTGGTGGGCTTCGTTTACAATAGCCTGTTCAGTTACAGCAACTGCACCCATTGTGGTCTGTAATAGCACCGTACATTCGTGTGCCAGTGTGTTAGCAAGATCGATAAACTTTAGTTTCTTATCCAGCTTGTCTAACAATGCGGTATCTTGTCTGTTGTACTCAATGAACTTACGGAAGTCATTGTTATATAACTGATCAAGTGTACCTTCATAGTGAGTCTTGCTCTCGCCTACTTCCATCTCTCCAATGGCATCCAGTCGGTAAGTGTGTCGCTCTTCATATGTGTATTTGCGGTACAGCTCGAGACTGTCCAGATGAACACGACCAACCAGATCATAAGTAACAGCCGCTTTTCCATATTTTTCGTACTCTCTCTTCTTGGGAAATTGACCCCACAGACAAAATCTACGAGTGTCTTCTTTACTCAGTGCTTTGATAACTCTGTTAACTGTGTAAGGGATATCATAGCCTTCACTGTTCCATCCACTGAGAATGTCAGCATCTTGAATGAGATCCAAAAACGCATCTAACATCTCTGCTTCAGTTTCAAACAGATGTGTATTAGGAAAGTCCTTAACTAACGCTGTTGCTTGCTCCATTGTCAGGGTCTTTGGAGGAACAGCAAAGCAGACCAGTGTGTCTAACCATTGTAGGTGAACAGCAATCGATGTAATAGGCATGAAAGCATCCTCGGGGGTGCTATAACCTCTTTCAGGATCAAAGTCCACCTCAATGTCGAAGAACGCCACATTGAGTTTAGGCGGTTCGTGATTGAGATAGTTTTCTTCTAGGGTTTTGAATACAGTGTTGATGTCTGATTCATACAGTCTGTGGCTGCTGTGGATCCGTTGTTCTTTTTGAAAGTCTTTGTAGGACCTTGTGACAACTTTATTTAGATTTTCACCGTAAATTGATTTGTATTTTCCGCGTTGATCGGGATAATAAAATGTATATCTTGCAGGAAACTCCTGAAAGATTCTGCCTTTCTTTAGATCACGCTCAACGACATGCACAATGTCTTTGTCGCGATCCCACATGGCATCGACGTAGCTCATATAGTTCTCCTTACCGCTTATGGCCGGCAACCGTTCTTGTGATCATTTATAGCTGATCAAACTTTTCTCTTATATATTTAACAATCTAATATAGCCGATGACGTCTATAGTGACTAACAGTAGGTAGTTGGCTACCATACCTGTGCTCTTTCGAGTCCATGATGCCCATGCAAAAATTGCACATTGCAAAATAAATATCGGATACAGATAGAAAAACAGCGGATCAGTTGCACCTGCTGCCAATGTCAGAGAGCAGCCTAAACTCATTAACCATGCTGAAATTTCTAACGAAAATCGGACAGGCCATTCTCGATAGTCATTCCTGGCCCAGTTGTACACGTTTCCAAGTACAGTTGTAAGTCTAGTCATTAATCTGCCTGTCTTGTAATAAAATTTACCCTAATTTTTTTAGGATTAAAATATTTTGTTACTACATTCTGTGCAGTTAGCAAATCAAACTCTTTACAACTAAAAATATCAAAGTATGCAGTTCCGTCGAGTTCCATAAAATGACCACAAATATTACTTGTAGTTATTAGCTGCATTAAGCTGTAACCTTGTTTTGAATCTCCAGGTAACAAATATTCGATTATAGGTTCTCCGTACGCGACCATGTCGATCTTGTCAACAAGGTCTTTTACAAAATTATAAATGTTATCTTTGCAGTGAATTTGTTCACAACCACTACAATCTAACATTAAATGATATCCCCAGTGGCTCATTAGTCTTCACGACGATTAGCGTGACCTGCAATATCGACAATAGTTTCAAGATCGTCGAATTCACGGAACACTTGATCCCATTGATCTTTCTGTGCAATTTTGATTGCTTTGCGAATAACACTAGGTTTTACCTCTAGTTCTTCTGCCACTGCTTTGATAGTTTCATTCAAACCTTCAGTGAGGTCTTGAATTTCCTGCATAACAGTCATACCTTCGGATACGATCTGTTTGATTTTTGCCTGTTCTGGTGCGCCAAATGCTTTTCCCATAATATCTCCTGTGAGTATATAGTATACAGGGTTGTGATTACAAGGTCAAACTTTTTTCTGTGTATTCTGCCCTAGTCCAACCAAGAAGAAAGTTTGCTTTCCAATCATTTTGTGCAAAGCCAGTAAGGTTTTTCCATTGATCTCTGTGTGCTAGAACCTGTCGAGATGCATCACGCCAGTCAGTGTGTCGTACCTTAAAATCAAACATCTGCATAGATTTTAGGAATGTGTCGTAGTCGTAGTTGTCATACTCGACGTGCAGTACTTCATAGATATTACCAGCGTCATCTACTGCATCTAATGCAAAATCAAATCCCCATTTCTGTGGAGTTTTCAATAACCACTCTGCCTCGGGAATATCCTTTTTTATTTTTCTTAGTTGATGTTCTGCGTAGTCCTCGTATCTGCAACGATGCAGGATCAATGAGTGATCTAGTATTAGACCTATATCGTTATATTCTAGAGCAAACCAAGGTTCTTGCCAGCAGCGATGATTAAGTATAGGATGGTCTATAGGATGGTGCATCATCCCGTAATATTTCTGTTCTGCTTGATTTAATTCAAATCCGTCTTTGTCATAGAATTTAAAATCTTCTGCAACAACATTGTAGATGGGCTCACTACAGACAGGATTTGATACTACCGGTACATCAAATCTTTTAAACATGTTTTATTTTTTTGTGGGCTGCTTTGCATCGTAGTAGGCTGCTATAGCCATACGATCTTTCTTTTCTGGATCTTTGTTTTTAAATTGACGATATTGATTTGGGTCAGCAGTTTGAAAACGTTGTTTCCAATAGTCAATAGGCATATCGGGCCTTAGTTTAGGCTGTGGTCCGACTGGCTTAGTTTGTTGAGCAGGCTCCTCTGTCGGTGCCACCGGTTCCTGCTCAATTACTTTTTTGATTTCTTCTTTTCAGGAAGACCTTTGTGCTTAGTTGATGCAAAGTCTTTGGCATCTTTCTTGCCCATATCCTTGGCTACTTTGGCAACTTCTTTACTGGCAGGCTTTTCACCTTTTTGTGCAGCATGAACCATGCCCATAAACTTTTGTTGCTGCTTGCTTACTGCTTTTTCACTCAGGACCTGTTGCAATGAGTGGGCAAGACTTTCCATATATACATCAACTTCGGATACTGACTGTTCCATACTTCTCAACTCACCAAGTGTGTCGGAAACAAAGTCTTCATCATAGCTGATCAAATATCTTGCCTCCTTTGGCGACATGTTTAATTCTTTGACCAGCACCATGCCTATTGCGTTGATCAATTCATTTTCTTGTGCAGGATCGTATTTGATTCCACGATCTGATAGAATTTTAGCAACTTGATAACTTGTGCGATCTTCCGGTGCTTCCGCTACACCTTGCTCACTCTCGCCTATTTCAAGTTCGCCGCGACTAGCCATTCGGTTTTGTAATTTATCCAGATTACCCGACTGCAACTGACTATCAAATTGTGGTAGCATTTGAGCAAGGGTATCAGGATCCATTTCAATATCAAATTGATTTGATAGTATCTGTTGCCAATTTAGTATTCTTCTTTTTTCTGGTGTTCCTATAGGAGCCATGACTACT